CTGGTTCATTCGCGAGAGTAGTTCGTGCTGGTCTGCCTGGTTCAGGGTGTGCACCGGGATTACTGACGAGGCGCACTGCGTGACCTCTGTTGGCCAGATCATTCGGCAGCCCCTTTAACTTTGCTATCAGCATTGGCCTGAATTGCATCCACTACATCGCGCACGTTTTCAGGGCTTGTACGATGCCTGCCAACATCTGACAAATTGGCATAGATAGCGGCTACTCTAGGTAATAGAATTGGCTGCTGTAGCTGCTGCTCAAGCTCTGCTATGCGGTTCCCATCTTTTACGGCTTGTTGTTGCAGCGCCTCAATGCGCTCTTCGTAACGCGCACCGGCTGATACTGCTTTTTCAAACGCATTAAACCAACGAGCCGCGTCCTCGCGCAGTACGGTTACGTACTCTTGCGAGTAGCGCGGCTTAAGGTCTTTAACTTTCCCCTCTTCAATCATCCAGTCCGGCGGGCAATCGCGGCTTAGCTCAGTGCGCCAGTCAACCCACTTCCCATTTTCATTATGGCCGTCTGCAATACATGCCAACGCAATCTGATAGTCGTATGCCACAGGCTTGCTCAGTTTTTCTAAGTTTTCGATACTCATAAAATCACCACCAACGTATACACACAGCCCACGAACGCCGCCACATAGCAGCCCAAGAACACCCACACCCCGATTGATAATCTCTTCACGATCTCCCCCTGTTCTCTCTCTGCTCACGCCAGTAATTCAGGCGTGCTCTGAAATGCTCCCGGTGCTGTTCCGGTACCGCGTCGATCGCGTCTAAAACGTCTGTGCTGGTGACTTTCCGCGCATACAGGTTTTTGATTAAGCCACTGGCGCGCAAGTCGAGATTTTCCAGATCCCGATATTCCTGCGGCCAGGCTCCGCGATTGAACGGTAAGCCGGGCGGGAGGTAATCCGATTGCCCGGCCATGGGTTACACCATCGCTTCTAGGGTTCTTTCCGAGTTGACGTAAAACTGCTCGTCTACGTGTACCAGGCTAAATTCCGGTACCGGTGTTTCGTGTCGGGTTATTTTGACGAAGGGCGAATTGACCATCGCGAGAACACGGGTTTGTAGCACCCGGCGGTTCATGCCGTGGCCGGGATGGGATTTATCCAGTGCGGCCATAATGGCGGTGTAAGACAGGGTTTTACCGAGCATGACGGCGGCAAGTTTACTGGCCGGAAAATCCACCTTTTGGGATTTTTTCTTCACCACCTTCTTGCTGGTAGTCGCCTTGCGATCGTACTTCGGCTGCATAACTTGAACCGGTACCGGCGCAGGGACGAATGGCGAACCAGTGCGAGCGCGGGCTTTAGCGTTCATGTTCCAGATAATCACTGCGGTGTGGTCGCAGCCGTCATCGATCATCGATGGGGATTTAGCGTAAACAATTTCAGTATGCATGTTGGTCTTTCCTGTTGGTTATTACGCGCTGGTCAGGCGCGGTTAGAATGCGTCTACTTTGGGTTCTTGCTTATCTTTTGCATAACGTCTGCTTTTCTCTTGGCCGGTCTGTGATCGGCGCGCTACCTCTTCGTCTGAAACATCTTTGATATACCCGTCCACCATCAGGGCGTGCGCGGTACCGCTGGCCCCTTCGCGGTTTAACCGCAAGAGCAACTCCATCAGGTGAGGGTCTGAGTTTTTGTTGTAGACAGCATCGCGATACAGGCCGATCCATACATCACAATCCTGCTCAATCTGGCCAGTGTCTTTACTGTCGCTCGGTACCGGCCGCTTATCGGCGCGATCTTCCAGTTTGCGGTTAAGCTGGGTCAGCAGCAGTACCACGCAATCCATTTCTTTCGCCAGGTTCTTGAGCCCGGTGGTGATATCGCCGTACGCAATATCACGCCGCTCTGCCGCTTCGGCTTTCATCAGGGTGAGATAGTCGATTGCCACCAGGCCAATATTGCCGCGCTGGCGCTTCACCTTCCGGCACTCTGCAACGACATGCGCAAGCGTTGCGCCTGGGGTGCTGTCGATCATCAGATTGGACTCGGCCAGCTCTGTCGCCTTGGCCATGGCGCGCGCCATATCGTTATCGTCACTCGCGCCCACGTAGAATATTTCCGACTTAACGCGGGCTTCCTGCGCGACCATTCGCTCAATGATCCCCCTGTCGGTCATTTCCAGGCTAAATACCAGCGTCGGCAACCGGTGGTTCAATGCGAAGTGAGTTGCGATTTTGTTGTAGGTGGCGGTCTTACCCATTTTCGGACGGGCGCCGATAACAACGAGGGCACCACGCAACACCTGTTTCGGGTACATCATGCGATCTAGGCTTTCAATGCCCAGCGTAAGGCCTGCAGCTCCTTCCGGATCATCAAAGCGGCGGCTGATATCCTCTACCCATTCGCCGATCACGTCGCCAGCCGGGCGCAGCCCGCCACGCCTACCGGTTTTGGCATGATCGCTCACTGCGGTGATCATCTGCTGAACGTTGGCCAGCTTGCTTGCCGCGTCCATGCCATTATTCGCCCCAACCATTTCGACGCAGGTGTATAGCTTTTCGAGTGCGTACCGTAAGACCGCTTTTTCACGGACGGCGTGCGCATAGCTAGTCATGGCATGCACGCTGGCTTTACGCCCCGTTTCGGCCAGGTAAGCAAATCCCCCTACCTGTTCCAGTAACCCCTTGCTTTCGAGTGCGTCACTCAGGCTGATCAGGTCTGTCGGTCTGTTGGCGTTCGTCAGCGTGCGCAGTTCTGCGAAAATGGTCCTGTGTGCCACAAGGTAGAACGATTCCGGCTTTACCAACCCGAACACCGTGGCCGCCCTATCCTCTTCGGTGTTGTGCATCAGGCTGCCCAGAATGGCCTGTTCGAGATCGATGCTGTAAGGCGCCTGCGGCAGGTTATCGGTCATTTGCCCGCTCCTCTTTCACGGCCACATAGCAGCGCTCGGTGATCAGGTAATCCAGGTTCTTACGCTTCCAGAATCCTCCGGTACCGTTCGGGCGGTCTTCCAACATCCAGCGGCAATGCACGCCTATGTAACGCAGATAGGCTACCCAGCGATCCTGATTGAACTTAAATTTCTTCCAGAAATTACGAATGGTTTTCTTGCGTGAGTCGGTTAATACCCGTACCTCTGCCATTTCCGGCAGGATTTCGTGATAGGCGTCGAGTATCACCTGATAATTCATTCGATCATCTGCTGGCGGCTCTTGGGGGTCAGCGTCAGCTGATCCAGTATCAATAGGTTCATTGACTGGTTCTAAAGAGTGACTGGTTCTGGGTGCAGCTCCTGCACCATCTACCGGTGCAGCATTTGCACCAGGGGGTGCAGGAGATTCACCATATGGTGCAGCATTTGCACCACCACGTTTTAAGGTGATGTGATAGATATTTGACCGATTCAGCCCGTTCTCTGCTTTGCGTATTTCCACGCGGATGAAACCATCTTTCACCAACTGCTGAATGTGGTTCTGCACGGAACGCTCGGACACTTCACACTGCTCTGCGATGTAAGGTACAGATGGCCAGCATTCCCCCTGATCGTTGGCATTGTCAGCCAGCTTGATCAGCACCAGCTTACGCAGGGGATTACCTACCTTGATGCTCATGGCTTGTGCCATCAGGTTCATGCTCATGATTAAACCCCCAGCGCTTCCGCGATCTGGCGGCACGCGTCCTGGTACTGCTCCGGCGTCAGTTTGAGATTCTGCAGCGCTGCCTTGCTCTGCTCGTACTGTTCCCAGATTGATAAAGCCGCAGTGCGCCGCCCTTCGAAAATGTGTTCGATTTCTTCCTGCGTAACTGGCATACCGTTCAATCGGTACCCGTTACGCCAGGTGATCCTGTCGATAGAATTAAGCATGTTGGTCTTTCCTAAATCGGTCGGTTAAACGCTGGTCAGGCGTTGGGTGTTCTGCAATGCGTTCAGTGCTCCGGCAATCAGCTGCGGGGTATCGTTGGCGCCCAACAGGATCGCGATAATCGCCGCTGCAAACTCCCGTATGGCCACGGACAGTAAATATTGAACCGATGCCCCACCTAGCCGCGCCCGGCGCTCTGCTGGCAGTGCTGCGGCCATTGCGTCGGCCATTTCCCGGATCTTTGCCCGTGATGCTTTCGACTCACCACGCAGCCACCGGAATATTGCTTGCCGATTGGTGTTGATCGCCCGCCAGTCAGCACGCCCGAACTCGTCTTCAATCGGGTACAGGCGTACTGCTTTTGACTCGGTACCGAACAGCTGCCACATGCGGCTGATCTCGATCGCTACATGTTCCTGGCCACGTTCTGCCGCCCATCCTGCAATTTCGCTTTTTAGTTTTTCGATGTTTTCCACTTGTCGCGTCTCCTGTCGCTCGAAACTTGATTACGCGTAATCAGATTTCGGTGGTTGTCGTTGTTAAGCTGCGGTCTGTTCTGGTAGGCCGTCGCGTTGGTTTGGGTACAAGTCGGGGCGCAAA